AGAGAAATGGATGCCGGACGTTTGCAGGATATTTGCTGACTTTTTCCACATAGATGCGGGAATATAGCTCCACTGCCTGACGTGAGTATCCCATCCCGGTAGCATACAGGAAGCAGGCTAGGTGTTAATTCCAGTAGATATTGACAAGGATATTCCGGTGAAAGGTGATAATTATTTCGCATGGAAGCCTGAAAAGCCGTTGAAAACAGAGAAATCAGTGTTGTTGTCTTGTTGTTGGCGTTGCCGTTGAACAACGTTGCATAGCGAATTAAACGCTTGTAATGGGGTTTTGATAAAAAGCGTTTAACTTTTTAGGCGACCGGTTTCGCGAAGTTTTTAACCTCGTTCGCGAAACGATAAAAAAGAGACCCCCGAACGAATCCGAGGGTCCTTCCTGCCAGCCTCGCCAGCAGGAATATAGTGAAATTCCTTGTACTGCAACTATAGCTTATGATCCAATTTCTTATTCCAAACTAATGCAAGAATCCCAGAAATTAAGAAATAGATCAGCATGAGTGAAAAGTGTACTGAACAAGTGAACATCATTCCAGCCATCCATGCGATGGAACATAGAATAGTTTTCATACAGGCTCCTTACCAGGGTTGCGCAAGAACCAGACCATGACCTGCTTCTGCTCTTCTTTTGTGAGTCCAGCCCAATGACCGCGAACGTTTCTTACAATAGCCATCACCCCGTTTTTACCATCAGGCCCACCCATGATCATGGTCCCTTTTATCGGGGCGTTTTTCTCAATGATCGATATCTCACCACCCAGGATATTCTCCATATAGACCAAAGTATTTCTAACGTTTATTACTTTGGGGATGAGACCACCAGGCTTCCATGTCATGATCGTGATGGTGTAAGAACTCATAGCATACCCTCCGGATATTCCCTGCGCATGGCATCCGGACCAACGATTGGAATAAGGCTGTCCTTCATAAAGACCGGGATATTGTTCTTATCCGCTTGATTGCAAATATTTTCTATCCACCCAAGTTTTGGAACAACCTTATCCTTACGGTTTCCAGTTTCTGCCCCGATTATCATCCAATCGACTTTGATCTCAACCTCCACCTTCGGTATGTCAGCCAGGAGCGGCTCTATGCTGACGAAGGTATGATGCCGGTCAGATATAAATAAGGATCCACCTTCGCCAGTCACTGTGGTCCCGTACCACATATTGTCAGCGATCGGCAGCAGGTCACATCGATCCATCGCAACATACCGATCAGTATTCTTTGTCAGGAACAGATATTGATGGACCGGATTTGAAAGACACGATTCCATTACCTTATTGATCCATTCCTGTGGTATCCAAGGACCAAACAGATCAGCCATAGAGCACACGAAAATCCTTCCAGGCTTCTGTGCATTCTTTGGTGATCCCAATCTGTATGTATGGAATGTAGGATCGAATCCAGCCGGGTAAGGACCTGCGTCTGGAGATTCGTAAACGAACGGTTTTCCGCCACCGTTTCCAGTTGCGAACCTTTTTACAATCTGCCTGGCATAGCAGTATCGGCAATCGTTCAGGCAGCCCGTGACAGGATTCCATGAATATTGGGTCCATTCAATCTTAGTCTTATTCATGGGCTGCCTCTCCCGATCCTTTGATTATTTCAGTGATATCCTCGACACGAACCTCCACCACCTGGACATCCAGCCTGATTGCTTTCTCGAGAACGATCGTAGCCCATCCTTCGCAATCCCTTGGCTTATACGAGATCGAGATGCACTCTCCCTGGCCTTCCGCTTCAATTGGTTTGAACGGAGAATTCAATCCGCGATTGAACTCCTTGTGGTATCTCCAAGCCTTCAGGACGCTTTTCTTGGTTCCAATTCTTTTAACTTGTCCTGAAAATTTGACAGAAAAAGTCTTGCCCTCCAGTCCTCTTGCATAAGCAATCAAAAAATCATGTTTCATTACTCATCCTCCTCTGATATCCAAACTCCAGTCTTCCGCGCCAGTGTTTTCCCATCGGCCCAATTGCGATCGGGTTGATACCTATCAAGCCACTTCTCCACCATTGCAGCGGTCTGCACCAGCTCTTTGTACGATTTTCGCAGGAATGTCCGCATTTTCTGCAGCTCGCGCTGGATCTCAACAGGGTTCCCTTTTTTGGTGAAATCCCATGTATGATCAAGGTGGTATCTCGCATTCTGGATGTCACTGATCAGCTCCTGAAATTCTTCTAGAAGGACAGCATATCCTTCATGATCAGAACTGAACGCCGGGAATTTCCTATTGGCATCATCCAATTCTTTTTGCACCTGGTCAGTGAAAACCTTGATATCCAGTTTAGTGCTCATTTCTTCCTACCTTTTTTAGGTGCCAACACAGAACCACAAAATGGGCATCGAATCTTATTATCCCTATAGGTCATTCGTTTATAAAAACCATCAGGCGTCTTGATCTTGAACACGATATCAAACTCCACTTCGAGCCCCTTGTCCTTCTTAAGCTGCTCCAGGCAACTACAATGAAAACTCATCCGCTCCTCCATATAAAAACTTGTCGATCCTACGCTTTTTATCGATGCGATAGGAAATGACATTGAGTGCTATGATGAGCACCAAAACCAATACAAACAGAGCTGCCAGGAATATCCAGACAGCGACGATCTGCATGTCCATGAGAAACAAGCGCAATCCATCCATCCTCATTCCTCCCCGAATAGATCCAATTGCAGGAAGGCATCATCGTCATCCCTGCATTCCTCTTTCTCGATAACGGCGATGTTCAGCGATTCCCTCGATACCAGGTAATCCAATGCTTCCTCCCTTGATATCTGATCGCTCGATCTCCATCCGCTATCACCCGATAAAACCGGCATCGGTATGGATAACATCCAGGCAAGGTTTGCTCCGAACAGGATGCTCGGAATCGGCAGGTCGTTCAGATCAAACCAATCGATATCTTGCCTCGGGCAATCCTCAACCACCGGCCTCCGCCGAGGCGGAATACTCTCCGGCCGAAGTGATTCCCGGTAAGCCAGATAATCGTTCCATGCCAACCATGCCCGCTTTGCTGCATCATAGTCCTGGAGGTACCGATTGATCGCATGCGCCGGTATCCTCCAATACTGGGCCACCTTGATGGCGTCCAGCCGATACAGGGTGATGTCGTAATTGATCTGCGCATACGTTTTGTTGCAGATCTCCGACACCTCCAAAGGCGTGAGAAACAACCTGCCGATCTTATCGGGTTGCTGCTGAAATCTGAAAAGCTCAGGTTGTGTCATCACCGCCATTTCTCCCATAGGTCACATCGTCCCAATGTCCAGATCCACCATCCTATAGCTGCCTGAATTGTCCCGCTCGTGGACCCTGAAATACTGCTTACTGGAATGAACCTTCAGGCTGTCGCTGATGATGTCCATCGCCTTGACCCAGCGTTCGTCGGAGATGTTCAGGCGACGCAGGCCAAGGATTCTTTTGACATCCATGTTTCCGGACTGATCCAGCCGGAATGCTTCATCGACCATCAGCCGCAGGTTCTGATTCCCGCCTTTCGACCAATCGCTCACGCATTGGTTGATCAGCTCCTGGGCTGTTGCTATTCCTTCGGTGAAGGTGAGGCTGTCGTTGATTGCCAGCATGATCCGGACAGAACCATCAAAGCTGGTCATCTGCAGGTTCCCTTTTTCGCTTCCCAGCGCCACCCCGTATTCCTCGGCGGCGATCCCGCGGAACTCTTGGATTTCCTCGATGATCTCCTGCTTGGCCTTGATCATCTCATGGCGGAGTTTTTTGATCTTCCCATGGATGTTTTCAACGACCTGCTCCCTGAGCAAATCCAAGGGCTTGATAGAATCCTCAGGCACCCATGCGCCACGGGAATTCTCATAGTGAATCTTTCCATCGATGTCTTTCTTCATTGCTACTCTCCTTGGTATTTTTCTGTCCGATTGAGCCAGCCAAGCAGCTTGCGCAGATCGGTGAAATCGCAAAAATCGAGTGATGGTTTTCCCATCTTGGTGAGCATCCCCTGCATGCGGCATTTCCATTTGTAACCAAGAACCAGGGGTGCTCTTTTCAGGATCAGGCGCTTCATGCGTTCCTTTTGCTTACGCAGCTCTTTTGTCGGGGATAGGAACGGATACGCCGTGCTGTATCCAGCTCTGTCAAAAGCATCGGCGACTTTCTGCAATTCCCTTTCTGCCATCTTGGTGCAGCTGTCCACACCGGTGAGATCAGTAAGGAATTGCCGGTACCTGGTGTCGTCCATGCTTGCCTGTCCATCGATCTTGCATGCTGGACATGAGTCCGAGAAATGAATCCTCCCGCAGTCCGGGCAGACTCTGGCGCGATCTTTTGCCATATGGATCTTTCCGACGATCGCTCTTCTGGTCACAGCATCCATCCATTACCTCCTAAACGCCCGAGAACGGCGGGCGAACCTTTTCCTCGGTGACCATCTGGTACACCGCAACACGTCCAACACGAGGCTCCACGATCCTTCTGGCCGAACCATTCCTGAGATAGGCACGGATCCAGCCCTTGCAGTAGGAGAGTGGAAGCCCGGTGGTCTTTGCGAGATCCTCCATCGTGAACTCGCGCAGCAGCTTCGCAGCCCGCCACGCGATATCGGCCCTGCCGCCTTTCGCGGATCTGAGATGGATGTAGGACCCGTCATCCCTGACAGCGATCCGGCCTTGCCTAACCATCTCAGAGAGCCTCTGGCGAAGCCGCCAGCTTGGGGAAACGTCCGGGAATACCTTGGTGATCTCCTCATAGCTGACGGGTCTCCTTTGCCCCTCGATGTATTTGCTTATCTGCCCGGAGACGGTGCGCGACTCCAGGATTGTTGCCCGAATGGTTGCATCGATCATCACGCGCATCACCTCTCGAAACAGGACAGTGCCGACTTGGTGATCTTGTTCAGCCCGGATGCCGTCATCGCCTGGCACAGCGTGATTGCGTCATTCACCAGATTCCTGAAATCCTTGCGAGCCCTGGAGAGCAGCTCCTTGCACAGCTGCGGTTCATCGGTGATGTTCTCCCCGACCGCCTGTGCGTAGAAGAGCGCCACATCGGTGATGGACAGCGGATCAAAAACGATCTCACGTCTCACACGGCTCTCCAGCCGCGGCAGCGTCCGCATCTTGTTGTGCAGGGATTCCTCGCCGATCAGCACCACGGGGGCGGAGCAATATTCGTTCAGCCCCCTTAGGGCTTCGATGTACCTGATCGGCAGCCGGTCGGCCTCATCAATGATGATGAGTTTTCTTCTGAGTGCCGTCGCCTCCTTGATGAGCGCCAGATTTTCATGGTAGGTTCTGAACGATACGCCGGTCAGGGTATTGGCGATCTGGCGCATGAGATAGGTAAGGGTGAATCCTTCCATGTACAGCACGTAGGCAGAGTCTGGGGAGACGGAAGCATAGTGCCTTGCAGTGAAGGTCTTGCCATATCCCGGAGGGCCGAGCACGATGCCGATTGACGAATTCAACGTCGAGTCCGGTTCGAGCAGCCCGTTCGCCAGGTCGTCGAACCTGACCACATTCTGGGTCCGGATGAAGGTCTCCGGGTTGACGCGATACTCACGGCCCAGCGACTCATCGATGAGCGCGTCAGTCTCCTTGATGACACCGGCCACCAGCAGGGCGTCGATCACCTCCCTTCTTCTTTCCTCATAGTTCGGATATTCCCCGCTTGCCATGCGGCTGAGGGTGCTCTTATCCTTCTTGACGATCTCCCCGATCTGACTGAGCGACAATCCTGTCGAGTCCAGGATTTCTTTGAAACTTCTTTCGATCATGCATTGCCTCCTTCGGCCAAAGCTTTGTACGTATCCCAATAGGCACGTTCATCCGCGCCCCGAGTCTCGTAGAACCGTTGGACAAAGCGCTTGTCCACTTCCTCCAGCTCCCCGCCTGCGATCATCACATCCAGGCACCACTTGTACCGTTCGCTCTCAGACAGGTGGACCGGGCGGAAGTTCACGATCTTTCCTGTCTTCTTGGGAGGGTTTTCCTCCAGGCGCTTCTGGACCTCCTCTTCAAGATTGATGTCCGTGACATCGGGCAGCTGCTTGAATTCCTGTTTCGCCTGGTAAAGCCGTTTCGCCTCCTGGCTCTTGACCATCAGGGTCCCGATCGGCTTCACGCACATGTCGAATGCCTGCCTGACCGCCTTGATCTGATTGCGCTTCCATTCATTGGCGGCAGCGGCGGCATCGTCATCGAGCATGGAGATTGCCTCCACCCGCTTGAGCGGCCGGACGGTATTCTCCTTGCTGGGTACGACTGCCCAAGCCTTGGACATATCCCACCGGTCGTAGCGAACCTCTATGCGGTCACCCTCGAACTCTGTAATGCCGACCTTCGCGATGGTTCCGTCGTCGGCCAGCCGGACAGGCTCACCTTCATACAAGGCCGTTCCGATCGACACGCGGCCCCGGTTCACCTTCCTGCGCGTCCTGTCGTACAGAATAAAATCTATGTCGTCCTGAGGCATGAACCGTGCCCTCCAGCCTTCCTGTTGCTTCTGGTGAAGCTTCTGCCTCGGAGTCATCCCGATACCTTGGTGGTCTGAGTTCTCATAGGAATCATCGTCAAGGATGAGGGTGTGCAGCACGACGCTCACGAATTCCTCGATGGTCAAAAGCTCCCGCTTTTCCTTCTGCTTCTCAAGGCGGGCTTTCTCAGCTTCCTCGATATGGGCAGGGGCGTTGGGGGTCTTCACCCTTCCTGGGATGCACTTCTCATCAAGCCTCGCCTCCAGCGTCCTGAAGAACCGCTCGATCGGTTTTGCCTTGGCGTTTTTCACACGGGCGAAGATTCGGCGCTTCTCCTTTTTCCTCCACTCCTCCCTGCTGGATGCGGTATCGACGATATGGTCATCCTCATCGAGCACGACATAGGTTCCGTCAGCCGATTGGTACAGGTCGCTGATGTCCTTGTTCTTCATGTCGAACTTGGTCAGGTCGTCGATTATTTCATTGAATGCCGCAGAGCATTCGCTGCTTCCGTTGTCGTTGTAGGTGCATCCGAATTGACCGAATCGGTGCAGTCCGACCCGGAGCGCCTCCTTGACGGTATGGCTGGAATACTTCTTGTCGAAGGCGATGCCATACGGCAGGCGGGTGCACATGTCCAGCCACACATAGCATTCCGGCCGATAGATCCTGCCTTCCTCGTAATCCGCCACCCACCAGTCGAATATGTGCTGGTCCCCGACCACCACCTGGAAGGGTGCGAGGGTATCCAGATCGCGCAGGATCCAGAAGTAGTTGTCGATATCCCGGATGCCCCTGGCGCTCCGCTCGAGCAGGGGGTGTAGCTCGTTCAGATAGTCATAAGCGCTGGTCTTCGATCCGACTTTCCAGCCTTCGATCTTGGCCTTTTTCTGCACAGCCCTGAACGCGGTGATCTTGGTGCATTGCCCGATCTCCTTGATGGCCTTCAGGTAGTACGCACCCATGTACTCGATCGCCTTGGGATCCCAGGCAATCGGAGCCGAAGAGCTCTGCACCGGCTTACCCTTGATCCCATAGGCGGTGTATTCATCCACAGCCCTGCGGACGGTGCTCTCGGACACCCCGAAGAAATCGGCGACAGTGGAGATCCATGTGCCGATCGATACATCAGCCGGGCGCTGCTTGTACTTCGAGACGATCTGCAGCTTGCGCCTTTGCTTGGGTGACATCTGTCGCGCCAGCACCTCAAGCCCAACCGACTGGGACGCTATCCCTAGTGTGGTCGGTAGTGCCAAGTCCTTCATGCCGCCCTTGGCCGATACCGCCTTGGATGCGCTTGTGCTGCGGGCCACCATATCCTGCATCTCCTTCGGAAGGGAGGTGGAGTCCACCTCCATCTTCCGACCTTGGCTGCGGTATTTGTAGCGCCCCTGCTTGCAGGCGTGTTGTATTGCTCGGGGCGTCTTGCCTACGATCGCGGCGAGTGTTGCCGTGTCAATCCACATTAGACAGGTCCTCCTTCAGTCGTGATAACAGTTGTCCGTCTTGGAAAATCAGAGCCCGTTCCTGGCAGGTCGGCAGGTACCCGTAGATGGTGTTGATCCTGCATCCGAGCTGCTGTGCCAGGTCTCCCGGATAGATGGCCTTCGGCCAGAACGGTATGGCGTCGACCATACGCTGGACCTGCGGTGTGAGCGGCAGTCTCCTGCGTTCGTCATGCGGTCCGGCCAGTCCGATTGAAAATGGTTTTGATGAGACGCGCGTCCCACCGATGAGTGCACTACTATACATTTGAGAGGTCCTCCCTCAACTTGCATAGGTCCCCGCCGTCCTGACAGATGAGCGCCACGGCCTGGCAAGCCGGCAGTCTTCTCACCAGCGACTTGGGTTCCACATGCACCCGCGCCGAAAGCTCGGGTATGCTGATCTGCCTCGGCCAATAGGGAATGGCTTCAACGATCGCCTTGTTTATCCCTGTCAGCACCACGGGCGGCTCCACCACCGCGGGCACCAGATCGGCCGACGTAATCCTTCTTCCGCCTATCATGCCTGATTCCTCCTAGGCTCTTATCGAGAGCTTGTTATAGATCGTCTGGATATCGAGCTGGAATTTCTCCGCGGCAACGGTCAGCTCGGTCCAGTCGCGATGTCCCAATGCCTGCGCGATGCTTTGCCGCACGATCGGGAATTCCGCCTTACCGTTCACCACCCGGTTCACCGCCTCACGGGATATCCCGTACCGGTCCGCTATCTCTGCCTGTGACAGCGACCGGCGGCTTGCGGTGAACATGATGTAGGTTGTGATTGCACTGTTCTTCATGCGGAAAGCTCCTGTCATTTGATTTCTTCCGTATATGCGAGGGTGATCTCGGCGAGTGCCCGCGCCACCTCCGGCCGCACATCGGGTTGGAATTGCTCGATCGCCTTCTGGACGAATGTCGCCACCAGTATCTGGTCGCGGGCTTCGACCTTCGGGGTGCAATACTTCTTGTAGTGGTCCATGGAATGCTTGAACCGTATGAGGTCCTCTACGCTGGGGCCTTCGTCCTCGAGCCGGATCAGCTCCTTGAGGCGGTTGTAGCTGATGATGCCGATCTCCTCCTCAAGGTTGTCCTCCTCGATGATCTCAAGGCGGCGCTCCTCCAGCATAAGCCTTTGGTAGTATCGTTCGCACTCGGCGCTCCATCCCTCGGGGCGCCAGTCGCGTCCGACATTCTTGGTGTTGCGCAGGATCTTGATCAGGCCCTCGAACTCCAGTACCTTGCGGGCCTTGAATTCGTCCATGTCCAGCAGCCGGTCTTCCTTGGGATCGTAGAGAGTAAGCCAACGGTAGGCTGTCCTTTTTGGAATATTCACAGCTTCCAAAAACTCTTCGAAGGTATGGAACCTCGTGCCATCTTGGCACGAGGTTAGATCGGATCTGTGTCCAGAATTAGCCAATGCCAAGTTTGCTGCGTACAGTTCTCTAGCTAACTCAACAGTGAGCTTATGCCAGGTTTTAAACTTGGTCTTTACAATTTCCACGGCCCGCTCATAGGTCCATGGTTCCATCGCTTTGACCAGGTCTTTCTTTTCCGTTTTCTCCGCCATGCTGAAATCTCCTTGCGCGCTATTCTGAATTGCGATAGACTTAAACCATCGGTTCACAAGTGTTAACCGATTTTAGAATATTTCGGATTTAGCATATTGTCAATCCCTAAATTAGAATAATAGGAAGAAATAGAGATGATTAGCGATAGATTGAAAGAAGTAAGGTCTAAATTAGGATATTCTCAGGTAGGATTTGCAAAAGAGATTGGTATGCCACAGTCTACTTATGCTAAATACGAAATTGGAAAGGCTGCATTACCTGATGATGTGAAACTGATTTTGTCAAATAAGGGTGTTGATATGAATTGGCTTATCACCGGGCAGGGGGATATGTTCGCTTCCCCTGGGGCTGCGACTGAAGAGTCCGATCAGGATCCTGTTGCGACGTTCATCACCCCGCGTGGCGGATCAGTGCCAGTGAAGAGCACGGACGACTTCGCCCTGGTCCCACTGATCCACCAGCGTCTGTCTGCCGGGCCTGGCCAGGAATATCTGTCCGAGGATACCATCAGGCGTATGGTTCCCATCCCCAACATACTGATCAACGGATACAAACTGGAGGATATCGGGGCTGCCGAGGTGCGGGGAGACAGCATGACCGGGCTGATGCTATTCGATGGTGATGTCGCGTTCTTTGCCAAGAAGGTGGTTTCCCAGGACGGGGTGTATGTGATCAATGTGGACGGGGAGGTCTATATCAAGCGGCTTTCCTTCGACCCGTTCGACAGCAGCGTCACGATCATCAGCGAGAATGACCGCTATGCACCGAGAACCGTGGCATCTGACCGGGTGGTGGTGCTTGGCAAGGTGATCGGATGGTTTCATAAGCATCCGTATTGAGCCTATATATAATAAGGTATAAGAGGAGATGTCTATGGCAGTAGTTGGAGCTTTGATGATACTGGTTTCATTCGTGTTCCTGGCGGTCGCCTTGTGGCCGGTGACCATCGTCCTATTCATGACCGGCATGATGGTCTTTGTCGGTGCCACCCTGAGGGATTACCTTCGGGCCATACTCAAGCAGCTTGAGATGATTGCCGGTGACCAGCCGGTTTCAAAAAAGCGCCCCGATCCTGTGGATGCCTCCGGGGATCCCATCCGTTCAAGGTAGCTTGCGCCCGTCCATATATAATAAGGTATAAAGGAGAATCGACAATGAGAAGAATCGCAATGCTTCTGGCCATGTCCGCGCTCGTACTCATGCTTGGCGGGTGCGTGATGGAGGATGAACGGATCTATTACGTGCAGGCCGAGGCGCTCTACAAGCAGGTGGTCACCAGCGAGGGCAACAAGCCCGACACGATAGTCTGGGTGAAGTCGGCAACCGTCTACCCGGAAACCAGGCGCATCAAGCTCACATACTCCAAGGGTGACTTCGAGTGGCGTACCTATGAGGCAACGTTGTATCGCGAGGACATGACCGAGATCGTAAAGCTGAGCACCGGTTACAATTTTTCCGGGCAGCTGCGCAAGAACTTTTCACAGCCCGCCGCGGGGATCGTCGACCTGGTGGTCCATTACCCGGTGTTGATCGAGTCCCCCAGCATATTTGCTATCAAGGGAAGTCTATTCCTGGAGACCATCCAGTACCTGCCGATCGACATCTACAATCCCAACGATGCGCCGATCACCGTCACTGTGGATGGCGTCGACCATGTCATAGCGGCCGAGTCAACGCTGCATGCGACTGAATGATTCGCGGGGGTTTACTGAACCCCCTTCCGTTTGATATTATGATTCCATCGAAGCGCATCCTCTAATCCGTGCTCTTCCGCCTTGCTCCAGTCGGCTCCACCGCTGGGGCTTTTTTATGTATTTTCTTTCAGATTTCGCCGGAATCCACGCTATTTCCGAACCCTGTTAAACGGGCATTGGATTTTTGCAACGGTATGTTTGGTAGCATGTCCATGATAGGAGATACCATTATGGACGCATATATCAAGCCGCAACTGCTGGTGCTCATCCCCCTGCTGATCGGCATGGGTCAGGCCATCAAGCCCAGTCTGAAGAAACGCTCCGACGGTTCCACCGGAAGACTCATCCCCATTTTGCTGCTATGCACGTCGATCGCCGTGGCGACCGTCTATGGATTCATCGCCACCCCGTACACCGGCTGGCGCATGGTGCTGGACTCGGTGGTGATCACCGGTATCGTCCAGGGCTCCATCGCCGCCTTCAGTGCCATGGGTCTGTATGACACGACCCGCAAGAAGGAGTAGCGATGTGGAGCTCGAGCCGAAAAACACATTTGAAAAATTCATCCTCTGGTGCAAGAAGCATCATCTCGGTTGGCTTGCTCTTGCTGTTCTTGTTGTTGCCGTGTTCCTTGCGGGCAGAAAGTCTGCCGGATCCGGCGACCATGACCGACCAGGAACTGGTGGCGGAGATGCAGCAGATCTTGGAACGGCAGGAGAGCAGGTCGCAGCTGCAGCGGCAGGTGTTGCCGCAGGTGCAGCAGACCTTGAGCATATCGCCGCAGGACTTGAGGATTCTGGCGACCAATTACAACCGGTGGTCGCTGGACTTGAGCAGGACAAGCGGGACCGTGATCGCCTTGAGCAGCTCCTTCTCGAACTTCGTAGAAGAATCGAATCGGGAGATGGCGGCACTGAGGCGGGAGAACACCTGGCTGAAGGTGGGGATCGGGGCGACAGCCGCGGCGGCGCTGACGGCGCTGGTGCTGGCTCTGGTGAATTAGGAGGGCGCTGATGGAACTGTCTACCATCTTCGGACTTGCCTCCGGGCTAGGTCCGACCATCACCCTGATCGTGCTGATCCTTGCCATAGGAGTCGGAATTGGCATTCTCATCTTCACTGTGAAGACCCTGGCGAAGTCGATCACCGACCAAAGCGAGGCGTTTACGCGCCAGATGGCCGAAGCCCGCGTGCGAAGTGATGAGCGCGATGCCAGGATCGAGGAATTGATAACGAAGCAGGAGGTGCGTATCTCCTACATCGAGACGCGCTATGCATCCAAGGAGGATCTGTACAAGGCCGTGGGAGGCTGGAGGCAGGAGTACCTCCACCTGAACCAGAGGATCGACCAGATCAAGGATATAAGGGAGAGGAATACATGAGTGGTTCCAAGATTGTCACCCCGTCCAGGCATGCGGTGCTGCGCGGCAGCATCCTGATGTTCCTGGTGGAGGTCTACCCCGAGCGCGTGGAGGAGCTGTCCATCGCGCAGATCAAGTACGAATACTACGAGTATTCGGACATCCTCAAGGCGCTCGCCTATCTGGCAGACCGCGGCTATGTCGACAAGGAGGAGAATCCCCACCCGGCACGCCCCACCAAGAAGGTGCGCATGTACCGCGCCACCAGCAAGGGCATGGATGTGGTCGAGGGAACCACCACCGACCCTGGCGTGCTTGTCGAGAAGGAGGTCTAGCATGGGACGGAGATCCAAGGCCGACCTGATGGGGATCATCGAGCGGATCGTCGAGATGTACGAGGCTGACAAGAAGTCGGTCCAGGAGATCGAGGATGTGCTGCGCGAGGAGGGGTATGACATCTCGCGCGAGGCCATCAGGCGGTCTCTGAAGACCTCCAAGAGTGTGGCGGCCCAATACACCAAGGCCGCTACCGAAGCCCGCGTGCTCATCGATACGGTGCGCGACAATCCAAACACGGATGTGGTGGAGATCACCACCAGTCTGCTGACCAAGCAGGTGTTCGACTTCGTGCAGTCCATCGACAGCCTGACCTTCGACGATCCCACCGACCTGATCGTGGCGGTCAACCGATTGGCCGATGCCCAGACCAGGATTGCAAAGCAGCGTCTGAACTTCCAGAATGGCTACAACAAGGCCAAGAAGGATCTGGTGTCGCGTCTGCAGGCGGAGCTGAAGAAACACCCCGACGTCCTTGACCGGATCATGGGGATCGTATCGACCTTGGAGGCCAAGGAATGAATGACCTGTTGGTGGAGATCGCCGGGCGTCCAACCGCCGAGCGCAGGGAAAGCGAGTCGCGCAAGGCCCGCGCCGAAAGCGATTTCCAATACTTCTGCAATACCTACCTGTCCCACTATTTCACCAAGTCCCCGGCTCCCTACCAGCTGGCGATCTACAAGGTGATCACCGAAGGGCGTGTGGATGCGGAGGCTGCCATGGAGCTGCGCAGGTGGACCCGTGAGCCGTACCGCAAGTACGTGCGCGCCACCGAGGGGCTGCGTGGCATCATAGACATGGAACCCCGCGATCATGGTAAGTCGGTGCGCATGACCTTGGCCTATCCATTGTGGTGCGCCCTATATGCCAAGAGGCGGTTCATCGCTCTTTTCGGTGCCACTGACGATGATGCCAAGGGGTTTCTGGAGAACATCAAGCATGAGGTTGATGACAACGAGCTGATCGCTAAGGACTTTGGCGAGATGCGGGGATCCCAGTGGGGAGCTGGGAAGATCGTGCTGGCCAACGGGGTCGCACTGATCGGCAAGGGAAAGGGGGCTTCAGCCCGCGGACTGCGCCACCATGAGTCGCGTCCCGACCTGGTTGTCATAGACGACCTGCTCAAGGATGCCGAGGCGGACAGCCCCGACCAATGCGCCAAGGCATATGGATGGATCAAGCGGACTGCGTTCAACCTGGGCAAGGATTCCTTCATCGTCATGGTCAATACCCATTTCAACGACCACGACCCGATCACCATGCTGCAGGATGAGGTGCTCACCGGAAAGCTGCAGGGATTCCTGGCCCTTCGCTTCAGCGCGCAGCTGGAGGACGGCACACCGCTATGGGAAAGCCGGTGGACCCATGCGGACCTTGAGCGAAAGCGTGCCGATGTGGGCGAGCTGGTGTATGACGTCGAGTACCTGTCCCTGTCGGTGAACTCCGAGGGGCGCATATTCGACCCGGCATGGTTCCAGTATTTCGATATCAAGGACATAGACTTCACCAAGATGAAGGTGATCATGGGAGTGGACCCGAACGCCGAGGGGTCCGATGATGCCGCCATTGCGGTCACGGCCCATGACCTGGTGCGCAAGATGAAATATGTGCTCGCCTGGTGGTCCAAGCCTTATGGCACCCATATGGATCTGTTCGACCAGCTGGTGCTCATGTATGAGATGTGGAATCCGGAGGCCATCTATTTTGAGGAAGTCGCCTTCCAGAAGTTCTATAAGCAGTTCCTCCTGGAGAAGGCGATGGACCTCGGCATCATGCTGCCGTTGGCCGGGGCCAAGCCGGGCGGATCGTCCAAGAAGAAACGGTGCATGCAGTACCAGCCCCACGTGCAGGCCGGTATCATCCGGTTCAACGAAACCCTCCGTCCAACCGATGAGATGTCCAGGCTTCAGGCGTTTCCCACCAAGGGTGTGAACGACGGCATTCCGGACGCAGTCTATTACAGCGTGATTCCCGCCGCCGGTCCGGCCACCCCGGTGGGTGCTGCCGCGCAGAAAAAGGCCAATAGGATGAAGGAAATGATGAGGAGATACATGTATGGCAGATGAGACCAAGAAACTTGACCAGCTGAGGATCATCCGCGATTCGCTGGTGTTCCGATACCTTCCCAACCCGGACGACATGATCGTGAGGACCCCCCGTGGACTGCTTACGTATGACGACATGCTTGCCGATTCCCGCATCGGCAGCCTGTTCCTCGACCGGCGAAACGGCACCACGAACCTTCCGGTGTACATCACCGATACCGAGGATAAGCGGATCAACGAATACCGCGACCAGTACCTGACCGAGCAGCGCATGCGCAAGTTCGCCTGGTACCTGCTCACCGGGGCGCTCAAGTATGGGTTCCGACCGGCGGAGATCCTGTGGAAGCGCGACTCCGATGGTTGGCTGTACATCGACAGCCTGAAGGGACACAACATCAACAACTACCGGTTCAACGATGAGGGCGAGATGTGGTATGTCGGCTGGGGTGACCAGCTGCTTGACCAGCCGTACAAGTGGATCGTGCACCGTGTGGAGGGTGATTCCTACAACGAACCCTACGGGGTGGCCTACATGCGCAGCGCATACTGGCCGTGGCAGTTCAAGCGCCTCGGTTGGCAGTATTGGCTGACGGCTACCGAGAAGTTCAGCGTTCCCTCCCTGGCCGCCCTGTTCGAGAACAGCGACCCGGCCAAGTCCCGGCAGCTTGCAGAGGAGGTGGCCGAGGCGGTGAGTCTGGTCACCAGCGGATCCGGAGGCGCCCTGGGCAATGTCAAGGAGCTGAAGCAGCTCACCATGGCCGGTGCCGTTTCCGATTTCGATGTGCTGATCAAGGCGTGCGACCTGCAGATAGCCTACGCTATGACCGGGCAGGCCCTGTCAACCAACGTGTCCGATACCGGGACACAGGCGTTGGGGACTGTCCAGGAACGGACCAAGCAGGCCGGGTATGAGAACGACGCGCGGGCCCTTGCCTATACCATGCAGCGGCTGATCGACATCTCCATCGAGGTGAACTTCGGCAAGGACACCGATACGCCCGACTTCATGATCGATACCGGTGACTATGCCTCCTTCAGCACGGTATGCCAGGCGCTCGACCGTCAGATTCCTGTTTCCAAGCGGGCGCTGTATTCCCGGTACGGGATCGCAGAGCCTGATGAGGATGTCGCCGGTGATGCGTTCATCAAGCCGCTGCAGCCGCTTCAGTACGGCATGGGCATGCCGCTGCCGTCGTTCGGTTCGTCTTCCCAGAATCCGGAACCTGGACCGAGCGAGGATCCTTCCAAGCAGGATCCCGCCGATGTTCCCCCTGCTTCCCCTTCAGCCGATCCCAACAAGGAGGGGTTGGCCATAGATGATACCGGAGCGGGGGTCACCCTGAACGGCGCCCAGGTAACGGCAGCCACCGGGATCGTGAAGGCTGTCGAGATGGGAGAGCTGCCGCGCGACAGCGGCCTCGCCCAGCTTAAGATTTTGTTCAACCTCACCGACGCCCAGGCTACCGAGATGATGGGCAGCGCGGGAAAGAATCCGCGGCCGAAGAAGGATGAGGAGTTTGCCGATGACAGCCAAGGTAAAAAAAAAGTCCTGATCCTGGGAAGACGCTGATGGATGAGGCCGACAAGATCCGCAAGGTGATAGACCTTGAGGAAGCAGCGTTCCCTGCCCTCCAGCAGGCTGTGGGGAAGACACTCGATACGTGGCTGTCTGCGGTCAAGGCTGATGCCAAAACCCTTGAGAGGGAATTTGTTCCCGATGTCGATCAGGACATCGTCGACCGCACCTATGAGGTGATGATCGCATCCTTCATGCTCGGCATGAGCCATGTCGCTCCGGGGTCCTCTGATTTCGCCGATGCGGTTCCGAAGCCGTTGTCGTTCGATGAGGCCGTGGCGTTCTCCCAGGGAAGGATATCCCTGACCCGTGACGACTACTATCAGGTCAGCGACGCCCTGCGGGCTAGGGCATGGACGGTCGGTCGGCTTGCGCAGCTTGATGCGGTCGAGCGTGCAAGGACCCACTACCTGGCGCAGCTGAAGGGCGACGCCTCGGGGGTGGAGCCGTTCGTACAGTCGCTGGATCTGGATGGCGCCATGGGGGCGTCAGGATGGGCTAGCGGGCAGGCGGGGTATTATGAGACCGTCTACCGGACCAATATCCAGAGCGACTACAATGCCGGACGCGCCCAGCAATTCAAGAACAATCCCCCAGCTCTCCTGGAATTCATAGGCATCGAGGATGCCCGCCAGACCGACATATGCGCCCGGCGCACCGGAACCGTGCTGCCTCCGGATGATCCATGGTGGGAGGCGAACTGGCCTCCATTGCACTACAACTGCCGCAGCACCGTGCGGGCCATCTATGCCGATGAGGCGGCGGGCTATGACCTGTCCAAGCTTTCCCCTCCATCGCCCGAGTACGCCAAGCCGGCGCAGGGTTCGTTCGGACACAACCCGATCAAGGACAATGCGCTGTGGAACGTCACCCCGGCGCAGCAGGCGAGGATATCCAGGGCCATGATCCAGGAGGAGCTCAACGGCGTGGTGGGACAAACGGTGTGCAAGGACTTTGCCAAGGCGAAAGCCGGGCTGGTATCCATGGAGGTTTCCAAGGGTGGTGTGCGCTATCCGGATACCATGGGGAAATCGGCTGCGACATCGATGGCTGCCGATCTTGCCAACGACAAGGGCTGGTATGTGGAGCTCACCCCGGACGGCAACGCCTGGGTGAACGGGATGGACCGGTGGGCGCTCACACGGTTCGACGGGAAGCCGGCGTCGATCGGAAGCCTGTTCGAGCAGGCTCGATCAGCATACCTGGAGGTCCCCGCATCCAAGGCATCGTCGATCGCAGCCGCCTTGGCCAGGGCGCTGGTCGATGTGTCGGCGAGGCGCGAGATATCCCTGCTTGCCGTAAATATCGGCGGGAGGATCGTGTACCTGACCATGGACCATGTCCGGTACCTCAGGGATCTGGTGGACCAGGGCGAGAGGGAGGCTTTCATCGCCTCTTTGCTCTGAATCGAAAAACGGGCCTCTGGCGGCTTCGCCGGCTTCAAAGCTTACGTAGGACGGCTTTTGCCCAGACCCCCGTTGTACAACGTTGTTAAACGCCTTTGCGGGCAAATTAGCTGCAGGGGTGGATTGTCGGAGGGGGAAATCGCTCGAGATGAACCCGTTGCCCGGCGTTTTGGATTTCTTCCCGGCTGTTTTTGATAGGCTGGGATTGTCTAGGGATTCGAGCAAAACCAAGGAGGGTTTGCAATGGAAAGGGAAAAGACGCTCAAGCGCATGGAGCTTGCACGGGTGGGCCAGTTCGGAATGGACGGGGCCGAGATCACCCTCAAGGATCTGCGCGAGGTCAAGGAAACATTCGACGGCCGTGCGCCCGTCTCCATCGGGCACGACATGACCAAGGATAAGGATTGGTGGCCGAGCTTCGGCAATGTGGTCGCCTTGGAGCTGCAGGAATCCGAGGATGGTGTAAGCGCCACCCTCAGCGGAGATGTGATGCTGGACATCGTGCTTGCAGAGGCGATCGACCAGGGCTTCTATGACGGCTGGTCCATTTCGATGCCTCAGAGGGGCAGTGACTCGAAGCGCTACCTGCACCATCTTGCATTCCTCGGTGCGGTTCCTCCCAAGATCCGGGACCTGAAGATCCTCAAGGAACTGCGCGACAGCGGGGCGCCGAGCATCGAGGGTGGTACGGATTTCGCCGATTCGTTTGTGTTCCACAAGTCGGACTTTGCCGAGCCTGGTAATGAACCTGCGGAGACCCCTGCCGAACCGCCCGCCGAGCCTCCTGTGAATGAACCGGCCGAGCCTCCTGCCGATGGCAATGCGGATGATCCGAGCCCGGCTCCGGCCGCCGATCCACCGGCTGCTCCTGCAGCTTCCCCCGATTTTTCGGACAAGCGCATGGAGTCCGCAAGGAAAATGTACAAGGGCGCCCAGCGTGCCAGGATCAAGGCGGAGCTTTCCGCTGTCGTTCCGGCGGGGATGATGGACAAGGTCCTGGAGTTCAGCGACAAGCTGTGCGACCTGGGGCAGTCCTCGGATTTCTCCGATGAGGAGGATGCGATCGTCGGCAGTTTTTTGGATATCGTGAAGTCGATCCCGACCGGCAGGGCTGACCTGACACGGCGGCATGATTTCAGTGATGCGCGAAGAGGCCAGGAGCCGGTAGTAGATATACTGTCCCTGGCACAGAAATATTGACGCACTGAGGGTGCGGTGAAGGAGATCATCATATGGAAGCAAGAACGCAGTATCAGACGCTCGATGCGAAGGAAGTGATCGATGGGCGGCACCCGCCTGTGATCTTCCCCATGGTAGCGAAGTCCGACCAGGGCATCATCCCCGCGGGTTGTGTGCTGGCCAAGGATTCAGACGGCAAGATCGTCCCGTATGCCGTCGTGTCTGGAGAAGAGATGACCGGCTTGGTCAACGGGACAAACAAGGTGTTCACCCATACGAGCGCGGCCGCTCCCCTGCTGCCCGGCTCCATTGTGGTGGCTCATGGCGAGATTGAGCTGACGGACAACGGACACGGTGTCATCGGTGGAACCGGCGGATCCGGTACTGTCGATTATGCGACCGGCGCCATCAGCGTCACCTTCGATGCTGCACCCGCCGAGGAGTCCGGAAGTCCGGAAGTCGAGGTGGCGAGGGCTGTGGTTGGCGTCGCGCTCCGTCCCGCCGATACCTCCCGCGAGGATGTGGTGTCGGTCGTGGTGCACGGCACGGTGCTGAAGAGCTCGCTGGTCATCGGTGTTGCCGCCGGTGATATCACCCAGGCCGCAGTCGATGCCTTGGCGCATCTCGCAATCTACGCGACCCTTTAGCGGCGCGATCCAACAGAGGAGAATCCTATGGATATCTTGACTTTCATCCAGGGCTACCTGACCGTCCAGACCATCTCCAAGATGATCGAGCGGAAGCAGAAACGGAGATCTGTCGTGTTCGACACGATCTTCTCCAAGCGCACCCAGACAGGACTGCCGTTCGTGCGCATGGACGAATACATCGATACGATCCGAAGCGTTCCCGTGGTGACCCGCGGCGGCGCCTCGCTGACCATCGGTGGTGGAACCAATTCGATCGCCATGATCGAGCCGATGCCGATCAGGCTGAACCGCCTGCTCACCGGTGCGAGGATGAATGATCTGCGCACCCTGTGGGGTGACGGCGGAGCCCGCGGCCAGGCATTGGTCACGGCCGAGATCGACCGCATGGTCATGAAGCTGATGGAGACCACGGACAAGACGCGCGACGCCTTGTGCGCCCAGGCCATCACCGGCAAGATCGACTACCAGATGCAGGCCGACAGCGGGTTCGTCCGCTACGGGGTGACCTATGGGACTGGGACAACCCTGTCCTATACCGTTCCCAAGAAGTGGGATGCCAGCGGTACCACCATCGCCGACATCCTGACCGATGCCATTGCGGTCCGCCGCAAGCTCAACGAGGAGGGTGCGTCCGGTGAAGTCGGTTTCCTGGTATCTCCGGAAGTGTTCGTGGCTATGGCCAACAAGATCACGCCGCTGCCTGACTCCAAGAGAATGGGCGCGACTGTTACGGCCAACGAGATCAACGTGGCAGGATTCATCTTCACCCTGTGCGATGGATCCTATGACGACCGCGATTCCTCCGGAGCCGAAGTCGTCAAGCAGGAAGTGGCTGCCAAGAAGGCGGTTGCCTGGGTGAAGGACATCCCGGAGCTGACCTATTGTGCGGTCGATGATTTGGACGGGAACCTCGAAGCCATCCCCTTCTTCTCGAAGACGGTGAAGGTCGACGACCCCTCCGGCATCAGGGTCATCAGCGAGAGCAAGCCGTTCCCGATGGTAAGCGAAAAGGCTTTCCTGTGGTTCGAGCCGCTCACGGTCGTGGAGGGATAAGCAATGGGAGCCGTCACTGTCAGTGATCTGAAAGCAGAAATCAAGACATACAACTACAACGTGCTCACCGGCGGTGACGACGACATTGCTCTCCGTGCCATCCATAAGGCTACGATGTGGTGCGAGGCGAAGGTGATAGCCGCAGGCTCCGCCTTCGATCCCGCACTGCCGATCAACCGCGAGATCGTCATCAAGCGGGCTTTGTATGAGCTCTACAGTTACGCGGAGAATGAGGAGGTCGCGCGGGACAAGCGCGAGGACGCCCTGGAGATGCTGCGGGCCGCCTATGGCGACGCTGTCGATTCCTCGGGGTACCAGAGCGGCGGCGCGGCTGTCCAGAACCCCCTTCCGGTGGTGAAGATCAAGCCGATCACCATATCGAAACTTCCGGACGACAGGAGCTGACTATGAAAATTGTGGTCAAGCATACCCAACTGCTGGATGTGAAACCGGCTGCGATGCCATCGCTGCTCAGGCAGGTCGGCGATCATATGGTCAGCTCTGTGCAGCGTCGCATCAATGGCGGAATAGGGCCGGAGAACGCCCCGCTTACCGTGGCGGTGAAGCGCGGATCCAATACGCTGCGCGATCGTGGGCAGCTGCTGTCCTCCATCTCCGCCCATGTGACCGCCGCCCAGGTTGCGGTCGGGACTAACCGCCAGGGGGCTGCGACCAACCATTTCGGGGCTACCATCACCGCCAAGGGAAAATGGCTGTGGATCCCTGCGTCGAGCAAGACAAGGACGCTGCAGCGCCGGTATGGATTCAAGGCGTCACAGGTCATGTCCGGCTTGAAGTCGAGCGGACACAGTGTGTGGATCCAAAGCAAGAAAGGCTCTTCCGGGGTGGTGCTCGCGAAGAAAGGAAAGAAAGGAAGGACATTCGTTGTGTTCGTCCTGAAGAAAAGCGTTGTTATTCCCGCCCGGCCATTTCTGTCGATCGACTCCAATGACCGAGCGGCGATCATGACGCTTGCAAGGCGTCATATGGGGGTCCCGGAATGACCTACGAACAGCAGGTGTCCACCATGCTCGACGCGTTTCAGGATTACATGGCCTCCGAGTATGGCATAAAGGTGATGTATGACCCGCAGCCGGTATCGGTGGCCGAGCCCCACCTGAGGCTTACGTTCACCGGTGCCGAGGAGAACGGTGCTTTTGACAAGCTGCGGTTTCAGGGATCCGTAGTTGGCAGCGGGGATGGACCGGATGTGTTTCTCCCGGCGGCGATCGGCATGTCGATGAGAGTCCAGGATATCTGGAGCGCATGCCGCAATGACGGGCGAAGGTGGAAGGAGATCCCAACAAGCGCCGGGGTGCTGAGGATCCTTTTCCAGTCGGTGCAAAACGGCAGCGGCCAGTTCGTCCAGAACGAGACCTATGAAAGTGAAGTCCGCCAATGGGCTTACACATATGCGGAGCCACATGTCGT